CAAAGTGAAATCATCACTACTTACATCGATTGTTGTTAAGTCAGTTAATCTATCTATAGACCTTGTAGCTGTAGAAGCCACTACTGGTATATAACTTGTAGTAACTATAGCCTCTTCCAATTGACCTCCCCAAGCGTAGAAAGTCTTAGCTGTATTGGTAGAAGTATTTCTTAACTGTAATCCTGCAGATGCTTGTAAAGGAGTAATACCTTCTAGCTTATATCTTGCCCATTCAGTTGTTAGTGTATATGCTTGAGACCCTAGTCCCTGTGATGATATATTCTTGCAATGTATTTCTATTATTTCTCCACCAACTTCTCCTTTCATCCATATGGATAAAGAATGTTCTTCTAAAGGATCTACCGTACCATTTATAGTTACGATAGCTACACCATCATTAAAAAACTCTATCTTATCAGCAGTTAATGTCCCATCAGGTGAAATACTTTGGTTAGCAGTTACAATAGGTGTAGTCCCACCACTTGAGAATTTACTCCATTGAGTTAAGTCTTCAGAATAAGTTATTAAATTAGTAGAAGCTCTCTCTAGTAATAGTTCTGGACAATCTCCATTACTGTAATCTAGTCTAGCTATATCATCTGTAACTATCTCCACTAAACCAGCTTTGTTTACTCTAGTAGCTTCTGAGGTTCTTATAAATGTCCAATCACCTCCTCCTGCTAAAGGGTATACGCTATATAAGGACCCTGTGTTGTAAGCTGCTGGGACTAAAGCAAATGTAGGTTCTGTCATAATATAATTTTAGTAGTCTAAAAATAGTCCATTATAAGAACTATCCTTATCTGGGTTAATATCATCTTCAGTATTAGAAGTATACTCAGGAAACTTAGTGTTATTGGCACACATATAATCGATAAACCTTCTTGTATAATGTTCAGCTATATCTCTCTCCTTATTTACTAAGCTATTAATATCCTCTCCCTCAGCTAAATCACTATCTTCAGACTTATGCTTGTATATTCCTTTGTTAGATAAAGTAAATGCTGCAAACGGTAAGTAATTAACCATAGACCAATGTATTAACATAGGTTTTACGTGTGTCTCTAATAAGGACTTGTACTCCTTATAATCTATAACGTTTATGTCTCCTGTCTCTATTAAATCCTTTATTTTCTCATACAAATCTGTACCCAAATAATTTTGGATATGTATGTCTTGTGCTATAGCAATATAGTGTATAAAATTGTCTGGATCTACACTACCTTTTATTATAGTGTGTCTTTTGATATCCTTCGTAGTTACTAGTAATACCTTCATTATATGTCTGTTTTTTTGAAGAAGCTTGTAAGCTTAGCTATCATAGACAACTCTTCTTCCTGTTCTATTCCTGTTTCTTTTTCCATATCATCTTCATCTCCTATCTCCTGTATCTTCTCTGTATCTATAAATTCTAAAGGAGTTAAGCTAATAAAGTATAAGTCTAATACAATACCATTAACACCTAATATCTCTTGTAACACTTGTAAGATTTCTTCTCTATAACTATCGATTACATAACTATCTAATAAAAGAGTAGCATTTTTAATCTCATCTGCATTAGAACCGAATCCGCTATTACCATCTCTTACCCCTAATAAGGTTGGAGAAGTAATTCTATGTCCTACAATAAGCTTTCTAAAACACTCATCAGATAAGTACTGGTAATGTGCCGGTGCATCATTTAAACTAATATCATCTACTGATACAGCTGACTCTTTATCTTTATTAAAAGAAACTAATACTTTTTGTCCTGTAGTTCCTGTTAATTGTTTCATTGTTTTACTTACAATCTCTCTTCTCTTTTCTGGATCAGGTTCTCCGTTGTTAAAGTTAACTATCTTTGTACCACTAAATCCATTTAATGTATCGTTTAATAGGTAGTTAGAAATCTCTTCTTCTAGTAAAGCGTAAGGTAAGGCTCCTTGATAGTCGACTGGAGAGTAATAGAAGTTACCTGGAGTATAGGTTTTTAGTATGTATACTGAAGTACCTGTATTTTTACTATATTCGAATGTAGGTATTTTCTGTAGTGTATCACTCTTTTTATAATCCTGCCAATTAGGATGATATAAGTATGTTTTTACATTTCCTTTCTTATCAGCTTTTCCAGCTCTAAGTGTTTCCATAGGAAAGTGAGATACTTTAGTTACCTTACCTGCTTTTTTAACAACCTGTAATGCACCCATACCTAGTATCATTCGATCTTGTATAAACCTAATTAAAGCACTAGGTGCTATAATCCTAAGCATTGCTAGATATTGCTCATTATTCTCTTCTTTATCTACTGACTCTAACCCTTTACCGTATATGTTACGTACAAGTCCTGTTAGTATTGCGTTATTTGTAGTGGATCCGTTGTATCTATCTATTAAAAACTGGAAGTAATTATTATCAGCACCGTATGCTACAAAATCATCTGTTACTGATTCAGTAATAACCGGAGCAGTATAGGCGTTTAACTCTTGTATTGCGAAGTTCTCCATTTATCTATTCTATTATTATATATTCGTTATAATCATCTGTATCATATGACGTGTAACTACCAGTGTTAATACTGTTACTCTCATTATCTTGCGATATAACGTATAGTTTATCTCTATATAAGCTTTCTGATGCAGCATTTATAAGATTTATACTGTAGTAATTACCTTCTAGTAAACCTTCTTCTAAAGGAATTACACGAACTATAGTAGAAGTAGTACTACTTGTTGTGTACCTATCAAGAAAAGTAGGTATTTGAGTATTAGTATCCTCTCTAACAAGTTCAACTGCTACACAATCACCCTCTCTAGGAAAGCAATTGAAAGACATAAACCCAAAAGGAAATATCGGTTCAAATTTTATCATAAAATAATACTTTAATCATATACTATAAAGACAGCTTATTTATGGAAAGTAGATACTTAGTAAAACTGTTGCTTACTCCTTCAATTTTACATTTGAATAGAGTATAAAAGGAGAGGGTAATCTACTGAGAGACACCCTCTTTCCTTATTGTGTTACGTTATCCTATTAAACGTTACTAGTTCACTGTAGTGTTAATACTATCATCGATAATAGTACTATCTACAAAGTATGCTAAGTGATCTTCTGTAGAAGCTATAGATACTGTGTATCCATTAAAATCTCCCATTCCAGCACCACTATTAGTATTTACTGTTACCTCACATCCATTTATGTCTCCATAAAGTTTGTAAACACCATTCCAATCTAATGTGAAGATATGTGGACGTCCTTTAGCCATTATCTCTAGTGTCTTTCTGCTAACAGAATCCTGTACGTGTAACTGTAAAGAACCTGCAGCAGACCAAAACGTTGTACCGTTCTCTACTGATTGTTCGTTAGTTTCATCCATTGTATTAGCTCCTCTAACTTCAAAGTTGTACAATTGATAGTTAGCTGAACCAAAGTTAGTTACTACATCATTTGCATCCAATGTCATATTAAGTTCCATACCTGAATCATAATTCATCACTAAGATACTTTTTAATCCACCTACATTTTTACAGTTAGCTAATGCTCTTCCTGCTGTTATATTACATGCCATAATTATAATGCTATATTAGTTCCGTTTACAGACCAGTTAGTGCTCGTTGAACTTGCAAAGTACGCTAAATCTCTCTGTAATGCGGTTATTGTTACTGTATATCCTCTAAATTCACCCATTGCTGCTCCTGTAGTAGTGTTAACTGAAATCTCACATCCATCTTCTAATCCGTATACTGTATATACATTATCAAAATCTGAAGCAACAACAATGTGTCTACCGTGATTTAAAGCTTCCATTTCTACATGGGTTTCTGTATCCAATCCTCTTAATTGTACTGTACCGTTTACAGTTACAAAAGAAGTCATATTATCTCTAGAAACCTCAGTTACCTCCTCTATTGAGTTAGTTCCTTTGATCTCGTATTGTGATCCAACTACTGCTGAACCCCAATCTGTTATCGTCTTACCTCCTGCATCTGTTGTGATGCCTGGGTATATGTTTGCATTATAAGGTACAAAGAAAATATCTTTAATCCCTCCAACGCTCTTACAAGGTAAATTTCTACCTTTTGTTATTGCACAAGCCATATGTTAATTTTTTTTTACTATTATTAAAAAGAAAAGGTAGATGAAGATTATCACCTACCTCTTCAAGGTATTTTTATAGAAATTAATTTCTTAAGCTCCGTAATATACTACGTCTTCTAAGATTCCAATTTGAACACCAGCTGTAAATCTCATGATTGCTCTAACATTTCTAGAACCATCCAATTCAGCCATGTCTAAAAGCTTAACTTCGTTGTGATCAGAAACTAATCCTGTTCCGAAAGCTAAGTTTTCTTTAGTACCTGCCATGATAGTATTATCTGCCATACCCTTAGCCATAAATAATTTGATTCCTTCGAAATCTAATCCTTGACCTGAGTACCATAATGAACCTTGGTTGTTAACACCTGCTGAACCTAATCCGCTAGCACCAAATCCACCTAAAGCTCTTACGTAAGCTCTCATTACGTTTGAAGAAACATATAAGTTTAGATCTTCTTTACCATATACACTAGTTGGAATAGCATCAACTACTGCTCCTAACTCATCGATAACATTAGATGCATTAATGACTGAACCACTAATAGAAGTTCCTGCACTTCCTGATGCGATAGTAGAAAATCCATCAAAAGAATCAGCTCCAGCAACACCTTGCCAGATTTTAGTTTCAATATCTCCAGCAACTTTTCCAGCAACCTCTGCAATCATATAGTCTGCAAATTCAGTAGGAATGTTTTCATGTGCTGAGAAACCCATTTGGATTGCTTGCCAGTCAGATTCGAACTTATCTTTACAGAAAGAAAGGTTAACTTGTAGTTGTTTTGGATCTAAGTAACGCTCTGTTACTGTGATCGTAGAAGTAGCAGTGAAATCACAAGAAGAACCTTTTACGATATCATCTGAGATGTCTAATACTTGCATTACTTCTCTGTACTTTACATTAGGTTTAACGGTAATTCCACCGTCAGCAAGAGTGTTTCCACCTAATAGAGCTGCAGAAATATATCCTGCTGCTTTTTCTCCTGCATAGCTTGTAGTTACATTTGTTGTAGTAGCCATAGTTTAATTTAGTTTTAAATTTTTTATTTTATTTAATATTCGAAATCATTGCCATAACTCTATCTCTATTAGTAGTTAGACGATTTCTTAATTGTACATTACTTAGAGGTTTAGATTCAACAATAGCTTCTGGAGAATGAGTTAATTCTTCTACTTCTGTAGATAATTCAATCTGTAATTCTTCTTCTGCTTTGTTAAATTCCTCAAGCTGTGTTTTTAAAGTTGCAATTTCTTCTAAAGCTTCTTCATATAAGGCTTTGTAATCCATTTCATCTTCGTCCTCTTCTAAGGCTTCCGTTTCTTCGATTTCTCCGTCTTCTTCTAAAGCAACTTCTGTAGCTTGAACTTCCTCTGTTGACTCTTCTGTTAAGATTACTTCCTCTTCAGTAGAATCCTTTATTACTTCTTCAGTTAATTCTTCTTCTGTTACTTCTTCTAGATTGGCTACTTTTTCTTCGTATATTTCGTGAGATTCACAAGGCATGTAAGCAACTGTACCATCCTCTAATTCAAGAGTATGTGTAAGTTCACATCCTAATTCCTCAGCTCTTTGAGTAGCTTCCTCTTCGGAAGTAAAAACATCAGTAGAAATCTCTTCTAAAGCAACTTCTTCTTGGACTGGTTTATCCATTCCTAATAAGATTTTTACGCTGTTTAAAATTTCTTTTGGGTTTTTCATAAAATTAATAAGTATTTTGATCTTATGTTATATATTATAGACGAAGTAGTTCTTTTTTTTAGTACTCCCTTTATATTAGAGTGTCTCTCCTAAGATCTAGTTTTAGTTATGTATTATATTAGATTGGTCTAATTTTATTAATGTTAGACACGCTTCCTGATTGATGATTAGTATAAGATCCTATACCTTGTTGCCAATACTCAGGACAGCCACAGTTATCGCAACTGTCCTTTGTGTATGTGTTTAAGTTTTTACAATAAAATGCTTTCATATTATACAGTTGTTAATTCTATTAATTGATCTTCTGCTAATGCTTTGTCATATATTCTAAAATCTTTCACTCTCTCTTTGTATTTAGTTTCAGGTGCCCAAGTCCATACTTCTAAATCACTCGCCATAGGATTGGTTATTGTATGTGTAGCGTGTAGACTACCGTTTACATAAAGATTTATTTCAGTACTACTAACGCTGAAAGCCATTTTAAGTTCTCCACCATTAGAAGACAAATCAATAGCAGTACCTACAAAAGCTGCATCAGTATCATAATAAAAACGATAGTTATCCCCCGTGTATCTGTATAATCTAAATGGAGTGAAACTGTTTAAACTCGTTGACGAGCTTTCTACACCAACTGTGTTTAAAAATACAACTCCTTCTTTATTACCAAATAATCCGTTAGTTGTTAGATTAGACTTGCTACAAGTTTCTGTTGAACGTGTTGTTATAGCACCATTTGTTGGAATGTATGATGTAGCGTATGGTAATTCTTCTAATTGAACACCCCATAAAATAACTGTAGAACCATCGTCAGATTGTAACCTTGCTTGTGAAGCTGCATTTACTGACGTAAAAGTCATAGTACATCTGAACCAATCATTCCCTAAATCAATCATCTCTCCTGTAGGAGCTCCTGTACCTGCAGTGAATAATCCTGTCGCAAAGTCATATCTTCCAATGTTACCATCTACGTTGAAGTAAAATTTATCTCCTACTGATTTTTTAGCATAAGCAGACATTGTGAAAGTGCCTGTAGTATCAATACTCACTTGTCTAATGAAATCATTTGAAGTTGGAAACTCTACTGCATAAGCAGATGTTCCACCGCTTAAATCATCTTGTCCTCCTGTTCTAATTGGTGCACCAAATGATGACCAAGCACTTAAATCCTCACTATAAGTAATTTCATTCGTACTTTGTGGCTCAAGTAAAAAAGCACCTGTATCTGTTGTTGTGTATGCAGTAACTTCTTTGACTGATACGTTGTCGATGCTTAATATTGAGTTACCAGCAACACTTGCATTCAAAAATAGGCTTGCGTTAGTAGTAATAAACTTAACAGTTTTTGTACCATTTCCT